GCGGCATCAAGGGCTTTTTTCTCATCAGCAGTGGCTTCACGCTTCATGGATTTTTCTAATCCCAACAAAGCACTTATCTTTTCACGTTCAACACCTTCTGCTGTTGTCAATAAAAGTATATCATCTTGCAATGCTTTCATTGTGTCAGTAAAAGCAGCCTGTGATTTGAGTTCTTGAGACTCTTCAGCGAGAGCAGTCAATCGTGCCAGTTGTGTGACAGACATCTTGGCACCAACGGCAGCAAGTTTATCCTGTTCATCACGAATGATCTTTTGCACAGCGGCTTCTTGTTCAGAAAGACCAATTTTGTCTTTCATGAACTTGTTTTCACTCTCCATCTTCTTGATTGTGTTGTCAAGTGCTTTGAGAGCATTTGCGGCTGCTTTTTCTGCTTCGGCATTGCCACGCTTGACAACCTCAGCACCTTTAATATTCTCTTCTTTGATCTTCTTTGTTTCTTCAGCAATCTTTGTATTGGCCTTACCAAGATTGTCTGTGATATCAAATACCTTGCCCACAGCACCTGCAACATCAACACCAAAGTATTGTGCCAGTGCGGCAGCGGCCGCAACCAACAAGAATAGTGGACTGCGTTTCACAATGGTATTGAACAGTATGAATGCTGCCTGTGCATTCACAATGCCGGTGTATATCAATCTGATGCCACCCACAAATGCCATGATAATAGCAACATTGAGTGCATATCTTACCACAGCACCAAGTTTGGCCATGATATTGTCTAGTCCACCAGCGGCCTTTACAGCATCTTCAATGGTGTAAACAAATGCAAGGATATATGGCGCAAGTTCAGCCACTGCCTTCTTGAGACCAGAACTGAATAAACCAATTAAATTATCAACAGCATCGCCTGCAAGATCAAGACTGGCCTGTTGTTCGGGTGTGATCAATGCACCCAGTTCCTCCATCTTTTTGCGTACCTTATCAAGATTTTCAGCAATCTTTAGAATCTTGATACCTTGTTTGCCAAACAAGTCCATGGCCAGGGCGGATTTTTCTGCTTGGTTTGGTATTGCATTCAACTGTTTGGCAATGAGTTCAAACTGCTTGTCAGGCTTCATGCCATTGATGGTGTCCAGACTGATACCCAGTCGCTTGAACGCATCCACTGCAGGACCTGTGCCTTTGATTAGAGCATCACCAATGTTGGCATTCATCTTTTGCAGACTCATGTTGAGTGCTTCTGCACTCACACCAACTTCACCAGCGGCTTTTTGGAATACCTGTAGGCTTTGTACACTCATGCCCAGTGCGGCAGCGGCATCAAACAATTCACCTGCGCTGTCTAATACACTTTTGATTGCAAAGCCAACACCGGCAGCGGCAGCAGTAACACCAAGTAAGGCTCGGCTGACAGTGGCCCCTGTGTTTTGTAATCCACTCAGAGCACGGTCAAGATCCTTTACAGCACCTTGTGCTTGTGAGGTATCAGCCGTGACCTTAATTGTTGTTTGTGTTGCCACTTGTTATCTCCTTTTTTGTGCAGACTTTTTCATTTCCTTGGCTTCTAGATTATAGAATGCCGCCCAGGTCTGAAACTCTTCCACACTCATCTCAAACACTTGTTCTAACGTGAGACCTAGATCTTTGCCCAACCTACAAGCGAACATGAGATCTAGATCTTTAATTAGTTTTTTTCTACTGCTTCCAAGTCCTGTTCACCGTCATTGGCACTGTTGATCTCACCAACCACACGAATGATCACTTGTGGATCTACTTCGTTCATGAACACAACTTTGTCTGGCATGGTAAACATCTTGCTACCATCTTCATTACGTGCTTTGACGATCAAACTTTCAACCAGGGCTTCTACTGTCTTGCCTTGTGTGCTTAGTTCAATCAACTTGCTTTGTTCTTTGAGTGTGATACTGGGTTTGAACCAGATCTTTGCGTCCCACTCAGGAACATGAATCATTTTCATTTCACCACCAATTCGTTCACGAAAGTGTGCTGTGGCTTTTTCTAATATTTTACTCATTTTAATTGTTTCCTTTGATTGTTTTCAAACTTGGTCCAACCATGCCTTTGGGTGCTTGGAGGGATCCTCGCATGCCTCGATTGGTCATGTGTCTACCTCGATCCAGTACGCCAATGTATGGCACTGGGTTTTCAATTACAAAGCCAGGTCCGGACTTTTTAAGGTCCCACCCGGCTTTGGCTGTTCCGCTCTTGACTGGTGTTCTGCTTCGAATTTCTTCAAACAAAGCATCGCCAAGTTGATCTACTGCCTGTTCAATTTCTTGAGTCAGTTGCTTTGCAACACCTGCAGTCAGTACTTCAACTTTGAACATATCAACTTGTGGCGAATGGTACGTTGGTACCTGAACTAAAGCCCAGTGCACCAGAACCCTGGAACGAGATTGATGCTTCAACCATGCCGTCCATTGAACTGTTAACAGTGTAACCTGTTAGCACTACTGCATTGGCAAATAGCACAGTGTCAGTTGTGTCATTGATCAAATAGAATTTGGCAGCAATTGGACTTGCGCCCACTGCTGAACTAGAACTAGCAATGTTGAAATGTGCATTGCCGTTGAATTCCACAGGATCAAAATAGATATCTGCTGAACCACTGTATGAACTCATACCTTTGACAAAGGTACGTGTGTCATTTCCCATCACGCTGGTTTCGATTGTGTCTGATGTAAGTTCAACTGAGAAGTTACGAACACTACCTACTGCAACGTTTGCAAATGTAACTACGCCATCTGCGCCTGTAAGTGTTGCCATGGTTTTTTCTCCTTATGCGGTGTATGTTAGTGCGCCAGATCCTTGGAAGGATACTGATGCTTCAACCATACCGTCCATGCTGGAATTGATGGTGAAACCAGTTACGATCACTTCGCCTGATAGTTTGTTAGAAGTTTCATTTAGATAAACTTCAAAACTAGCAGTAGAGTCGCCAACTGCGGCTGAACTGATTGCTGGATTTAAGATTGTGATAATATTTCCAGTTGCTGTGGCACCAAAGTTCGCTGTGTCAAAGTACAAGTCTGCACTGCCACTGTATGAACTTAGCCCTTTGAGAAACTGACGTGTGTCATTTCCCATGGTGGTCTTTTCAATTGTATCACTTGTAATCTCTATTGAAAAGTTACGTACTGATACTACTTCTTTTAGTGTTCCACCGGCAGTGTTGTCGAGCCAGAATCTGCCGTTATTTCCCGTTAATGTTGCCATCGTTATTCTCCTTTGGTTTCAATGGTATTGTCTTCGGCGGTTGCGGCGGCCTTGACTTTCGCCGGCGGCTTGAGAGATGCTGTTATCTCTTGAGCCAATCCAGACTCAAGTTGTTGCCAACCTGCGTCCAAATATCCTTGTAATTTACTAGGTTTGACGGATCTCTTGTGTCCGTCTTTGATCATGTCGATGTTCATTGTGTGCCTCTTAAGTAATTGTAATTCACGCGAACCACTATGCGAATCTCTGCCAGTGGTGCAAGCCTAGCCACAGTTTCAATTGTTCTGATCTGACTGTCTAGTACTCCACTTGCTTTTAGACCAAGATAACGATCTGCATCAATGGCATTTTCTATTGCATTCAATAGATCATTGCGTCTCTTGTCTAGTTCTGTTCCGCGAACAAAGCCGCGAAGTTCAAATTGTATTTGGCCAATCCTACGGCCGTAGCCTGATGAGCCCATTGTGACGCTTTCACGTTCTTCATCAATGAATGAGATCAGAATGGCTGGGAATTGTGTGATAGCAATCTTATCAACTTCAAAAGGTTCCGTGGTCACAAGCACAGGCTTGGGGTCACGAATCTCTTGCACAGCAATTTGAATTGCTTCAACGATTTGTTGTCTTAGACTCATCTGCGTAGTCTCAGGCCAGTGTCACTTGTTTTTTCTTCGTCACTGAATGTGCTGTTGCCATCAGTGTCATAGCGTACACCTTCACGAATGCAAAGGTCTATTTCGTGTTCAAAGCGACCACGATAGTAATCCATCATGACTTGGAATTTGTCTGTTTCTGGGGAGAATTGTGTGAGTTTAGGACAGATGTGATATGCTAGTGCATGATACACAGTGGCTTGCTTCCATTGAGTGGGATCCAGTTTTGTGGTATCCATCAAATTACTATCGGCTAGACCATAATTCTTGCGGCGTGTGGGCCACCAGCGAACAGAGATAACACGATTGATTTCAGTTTCACTGCGAGTTAATTCAGTGTTGAATTCAATCACGCCATAATCTTGAATGTTTGGTTCGACCGCTAGGAGGTCGGCGAGTGTAGCATAAGCCATCTGTGAGTCCTTCTCAAAATGTAGTGCAAGTCCTTCTTGCTTGTTTATTTAGTCCAAGCAAAATGGACGAAAACTGCTGGGAGTGTTGTATTGCCACAACACCTTGGCCAAGAACCAGGTATGGCCAAACAAAAAGGGCCCTTGTGAGGCCCTCTTTGTAGTTGAATAATCCTAACTAGGATTAAACAATGCTTGAGTCAAACGTTGCTAGGATACCTGCACCATCATACAACTCACCCACGCCGTAGATTGCGCTACCCACTAGGTCGAAGCCACGCTTGGTTGCTTCGCGTTGTGATTCAATGCGGATGTCTTGCATCATTGCTAGGCCCAGTGCGTCTTTGTGGAACACACCGCAACCATAGTCACCAGAGGCGTTTGAAGCCAATGTAGACTGTGGAACCAGGCTAGACTGATACACAGGAACACCACCTAGTGTGCCCATGAAGCCATTACGCAATGCATCGTTACCGATCTGGCTGGCAGGTGCGGCAAAAGTGCTGGTCAATGTGCTGGCCACATCATATGCAACGGATGGATGCAATACGATTGCACAGTCATTGGCTGTGTCGTAACCATTGGCACGTAGTTTAGCAATGGCCTGGAACAACAATGCGGCAGTGGCAGTGGTTGAAACGCCACCAACTGTGCCTGAGAAACTGTTAAACAGAACCATCAAGTCTGCGTCCATTTTGCGAGCGATTGCTTCGCCGAATAAACGACCGATGTCACTGATAACATTGGTGCTTGAAGCCATGATTGCTAGATCACTGATCTGTGCAGTCAAACCAACTTCACTCACAGTC